ACCCTGAGTACAAAGCGCATTTAATTGCGCTTGAACAGTCAGTCGCTAAATGCGAACGTCTGCGTTGGCTCATGATTGCCGCAGAGACAAAAATCGAGGTGTGGCGCAGTCTTTAATCATCAGCACGCGCAGAAGGGAGAGCAACGTCATGACATGGCCCTTTCCACCATTCCCAAATCCAAAACATAAAAACAATCGCAAGCCTAAATTTAACCCCGACAACTTTGAGGATGCACCACTATGAACATTTTTGTTTATACAAAAAAGGGCTGTACAAACTGCGTCGCGGCAAAACAATTACTTAAGTCTAAAAATCTGTCATACATCGAGCAAAGCATGGATGACGCAGAAGTTCGTCGAGCATTTGAGTTTGCGTATCCAAACGTGCGCGGTTTGCCTCAGATATTTATTGATGACCAACGCGTCGGGGGCTTGCTTGGATTGCAAAACGCATTAAAGCAATTGAATGTATGAGAAAACAAACTAAACGCAAATTTTGGAAACTCATCGACCCGATACGTCATGCCATCTTGGGCGCGGGTATTACACAAAACCATTTGCTTGACAAACTGCGATTGACTGAACTTGCGTCTCTTGATGCTATGACAAGGGGCTTGGGCACTCTGCAAGATTGGCAAGAATTGACAGATATGATGAACATTTCTGAAGTCATGGCACTTGATGGAGTTGGACCCGAGGTGTTACCCCACTGCCAACAGGCTCAGAACGAACTAGAACAAGCGGCATTGCGTTATCAAAGCACAATGCGTATGGGACTATCAGGAACAGGAATAAACGCTCTGAGAGACGTTTTTGAGTATCACGATTTACAACGTCGAAGCATCTCGCGAAGTGAGTATGAGAAATATATTATAAAAACACGACAACGAATCATGAGCCGCGCAAAAGAGGTTGTCGTTTTATGAGAGTCTATTTGTCTAAAAGCGAGATTGCAATTTGTAATTACGTGGGCAAATATCGACACTTTATTACAAGCAAACAAGGCACTGAACGCAAACAAGACGCATCGCAAGACAGTGAGCAAATGTCAATCACTGGTGTTCTAACTGAATACTCAGTTGCAAAGATGCTGAACTTGTTTTTTGATATGAATTGCGATTTCAGAAAATTCGGTGCAGATTTAGAGTCGCCCGAACTTGGGTTGATAGATGTCAAATGCGTCACTAAACACGGGGGTAATCTTAGTGCCGTTCTTTGGTCTTCTTCAAAGCCATGCGACGCTTTTGTCTTGACTGAAATTCATCATGCTCACGTTTTGATTGTCGGATGGATTGAAAGTCAGACTTTGTTACAAGACAAGTTTCTTCACGACGTTGGGAACGGGTCTTATTATTCGATGCCACAATCATATTTAAAGAAATTTGATGAACAAAGATACGCGCAAAATTTATGAACAAGTTGCATCCATGGGGTGCATTTTGTGTCATTACTTGGGTCTAGGTCAAACACCTTGTGAGATTCATCACATACGCAGATACGGGGGCAAACGCGACAACGCCCCAGTCATTGGTCTATGCACAGAACATCATCGCGGTAACACGGGTATCCATGGGCTTGGGCACAAAGGATTTGAAAAACATTACGGCATAAGCGAACACGAACTGCTAGACCTCACCACGTTTAGCCTATAATTTATCTAGGGGCGAAAGTTGCGTTTGTGGCGTTCCTTTGGGAAATCGCGGCGAAGCACAAACTTGATGAGTAGCCCCGCCTAATTAGGCAAATAACCGCGTGCCTTGTTTGTCAATAATCAGTGCTTGCTTGCGTGGCACACCGCCTGCCGTGTTTGTAATACTTACATGAGTCCATCTATCAAACTCACGAATCACTTGGTCATACGGCAAGTCAGACGCAATAATTGCACGCACCACTGCGTCAGGGGTCATGCTAGGCACGCGCAAATCAGCCGCGCACCCTAGACGATGTTGTGATGTGTCTTTACTGCCTACCGCGTCGTTAACCGCTTTACTGCGGAAAGCACTGTTAACCATAATCGGTTTACCGCCAAGAACAGTTTTGACTGTTTCAAGGAACTCAGCCAATCTTTGAATGTTTGCAAGTTCAGTTTCATTTGGAATGTTCTCCAGTTCGCGGTGGTCAGTATGCGTCAGTTCTTCAAGCGTAAAGTGTTCTGTCATTTCTTAATCCTGTCTGCGATTTTTTCCATAGTACGACCGCCAAAGTAAAAACTCATTACAAGCATACCCCATTGACCTAATAGTTCAACGTATGCACCGCGAGTTTCGTATTCAAAGATTGATGCGATTGCAAAGCCTGAGTACGATACCAAAAGAAATATCAGCGTCATAGGTCTAATGTTCTTTGACAACCATGAGTCGCTAGACATATCCGCTTCTGCGCGTCGAGTCACATTTTCTTGCTCGATTTCAAACAGTTTTGTTTCATTGGCAAGTTTTGCTAACTCACCATCTTGCGCCATTTTTGTTAGTTCAAACTGCGCTTTTGCTTTTGCTTCAGGGTCAGGAATCAGTTTGTCTATCAGTTTCCCGCCCACTTGTAGTAGTGCATCTAGTCCTAACATTTTGATTCTCCTTTGTGTCTTCGCTTTGCGATAACTTAATGCCTGCAAGCAAGCCTATAAACCCGCCTGTAATAGTTTGTAGTACGGGAGTAATTTCCTTGAACACTTCTGCATTGTCCACATCAGCAGAATATAAACCAAGCAACAACGCAAACATAATTGCCAACATGACAATGCACAAAGTTGCACTGACCATTAACGTAACTGCAAATGTAAGTCTGCCGCGTAAATCTTCCATGACAATCCTTAAACAAAGATTTGAAAACGTCTGCGATTTGCAAACATCTCTAGTTCAATTGTGTTTTGTCTGCCTCGTTTATTGTACAAATCAACATCAATCTCGTGGTTTGTCAGTGAAACCTTGTGCGCCTTTAACGCTTGCTTGTATTCCTCTTGTACTTTTTCAACCGCTTGTTCAAACGCAAGTGTTGTAATGTTGTTTCTTGTGGGCTGTACCATTGGATACCACTTGTCAAGAATAATCATTTTCTTTCTTTCACAACTAACAGTTCATACAACAATGTGATTTCTTGTCGTATCTCTACACTGTCAGAAGTGCCTGCCCATTGCGGCAGATTATTCCAAATGACTACCAGTTGTTCTTTGTTGCATTTATTGCCATACAAGTGCAACCAACCCAATAACTTTTGATGTCGTTCAGTTGGATTGTGCCATGTGTATGCCAATCTGTAAAAGTCTTGCACGTTGCATCCGACTTGCGCGGACACAACCAATGTCATTGTCATAAGGATGACCACAAGCCATTTCATGGTCACCCTTATATTGCATTATTTTGTGAGAAAAGTAAAAACCATTCCCGCCATCATGACAAGCAATGCACCGCTTGCCTTAATCAAGATTTGCTCAAGCCGTTTCAATCTCGCATTGATTTGGTCGTAACGCAGGGCGCAAAGTGCCTCGTGACTGTTCAATCTCGCTTCCGTCTCGGTCATTTCCGTCATTCATAGCCTCACGATTCTTTAATAAAAGTGCATCCGTTGGCGCAAATTTTAAGGCTTCTTCGTTAAGTTGTCTCGCTTCTTCGTGCTTGCCAAGATTCCAAGCCGCAATTGATGCGTACATATAAGGCTTTTCACCCCATGCGCTTGGGTCCATTGTGTACACAAGTTCTTTGTTTTTAATGCTCAACGCTTTCATTGCAGTGTAATAACTTAAATTCCAATCACGTTGCATATACGCAAACACTGACAAGTCAATCCACGGCTCACGGCTTGTCGGACACTCAATCGTTGCAAGTTGATACCACTTGTTTGCTTCGTATATCTGCCCTAAATGCTCATGTGATTTACCTAGCAAACGCATTGCGTAACCGCGTTCTGTTATCCACGTAGCACCAGGCAATGCCAAGTACCGATTAAGTGCTGTAATAGCCTCTTGCCATCGAGCGTAGAACGTCAATTCGCGTGCGTGATAAAACGCATTGCGTGGGCAAATTGGGTCCTCTTTGACTGCAAGTTCTAGCAGTGGCATATATTGACCGCGTGACTTTGTATTGTCAGGCAGATGCTTAACAAGCAACATATCTGTCTGTGCGTAAATCTCTGTAATACGCCCGTCAGGTCTTGGATACTCATGCACAGGGTGATGCCAGTGGTATCCGTGTCTGTGATGAATTTTCTCGTACATGAATGAGATACCACATCCCCAATCGAATTGATAGCGCAGGCGCGTTGTATTTGCTTGCCAAACGCGTTCTATCTCTGCACGCCAACCATCCATCAAGACTTCATCAAGGTCTAGCGAAATGCAAACATCAAAGTCGCGGGGAATAAGTGCAAGCGCAGTGTCTCGCGCTTTGTCAAATCGCCATGGTGAAATGCAAATGTCGTGTACGACCGCACCATTTTCAATTGCGCGTGCAACTGTGCCATCAATAGAACCTGTGTCTGCAATCAGCACAAGGTCAGCATCTTTAGCCGAATCGCAAAACCTATTTACAAATTGTTCTTCGTTCTTGCTGATTGCGTAAACTGCTATCTTGAGTTGTTTTGTCATATCTTGTTTGTAGTTTAGTTTGATAGTGCTTGCATCAATTCATCTATGCTTGTTGCCGCAGTTATAGCCGATTCTTTTGCGGTGCAATCGGAAATAATTTTAGCCCGTTCAGCAACTACATCAGCGGGAATATCTACATTGCGTTCTGCTTTGCGAATAATCATCCAATCGGTTGCCGCCAATAATGAGTTAGCCGCTACTTTGCCTTGAGCAATCCATTGTGACTTCAAACCCTTGGTGACAGTAGCATCTTCATTTGTGACATCTTCCAAAGCCTTGGGCGTATTGACATAAGTGCGAGTAACGACATTGCCAGTTACTTCATACTTGTCAAAAGTCACCCAATAAAAGCGTTGGTCTTTTTGCTCACCTTCAACCACTTCTAAAGCACCTTGCTCAATAGCAAATG